CTTTTATATTCTTTAATATTCTTTTGATGGGTCTGTTACTGTCTTTTGTTTTTGTATTGCAATGCTCTTCTGTGTAAACATTTTCAATATAAAGTTTAATTTCTTTGTCGTAGACTTTAGAGCTTGTTGTTTTAACAATACATTCTTTGTCTAAATTAGCATCACCAACAGGAAGCCCTAATGGTTTAAATGCTTCTCCTACTACTGTTCCTGTGACTGCACCACTTAAATAAATAAGTGTGATAATTCCCATTTACAATATCTTCCAAGCCTTGTCTTTAATCTCATCGTCTTTAGCGATAGATTCAAACCTAGCCATGATTTCATTAATTGCTTTAATTCTGACATAAGCACCTTCTCTTGTTGCTACTTCGTCATCATCTGAGTTAACAATTAACTGTATTAATTCTTTTCTCATTAATTCTATTTCGTCATTAAGCTCCTGACTTTGTAATAGGTTTCTAAACGCTTCTGATTTTGTCATTATTTAGGTGTCGCCATATTTTGTATTTTTTCTAAAGAATCCATAACGGCTTTGTCTTTATCAGATTGTGCCTTCTGTGCAAACTCTACTTCTTTTAATGCCATTTCTTTTTCAAACTTAACTCTATCTTGTTGAAGCTCTAGCATTTCTTTTTGAGCTTTCAGTTCTGTTTTTTGTTTCTCTAGTTCAAGCTGTGCCATTTTAGCTTGCATTTGCATTTGTGCTTTTTCTCTTTCTACTTCTGCAAGTATAGCGGCTGCTTTAGTATTGCTATCTTCTTCTTTAGGAGCTTCAGCTGCTTGTTTAGCCATTTGCATTGCTTGTTCTTCTGATATTTCCATTAAGAACTGGCTGTCATCTTTAAAGCCTGCCATATTAACAAACTTTGCTAATGTATCTCTGTATTGTTTAATATTAACTAACGGGTTATTTAAACCATACCCCTTAATAACTTCTTCTTGTTTAGCAAGAATCATTTGCATTGTTGCAAGTTGTTCTTGTTTACCCCCTGTACCTAATCCAACATTAACAGTTAGGTTATATTCTGTGTCCCATTCTCTAGGATTCATAGGAACAAAAGTGTTATTAATTTTAATAATTCTTTCTTTGTCTTGGTATTTACAGACTAATGCCATAATTCCTCTAAACAATGTACTCACACCTGTGTCTGCAAAGATACGAGCAATAAGCTCTAATTTACCTTGTGATGATGATGTCATCGCAGATACCGCTGTTGCTGTTACATTCTGTAATAGATTAGGGTCTAGTCCTTGCTGTACATCTGATACACCACTTCGTTTTGCTTGAATACCATCTAGGTATTCCAACATAGGAAATGATTGTGCTGCACTAGATTGCACTGTCATAGGGACTAACGCATTAGGGTTCTTAATACGAATAACACCACCTGCGGTAGATGTGAGTAAGTCATCAAGATTAACTTGTCCTTCTACTGCACCTACACGATAGTTGTTAGTTAAGTATAAGTTGTCTAGCATTTGTCGGGTAACTGTAGACTTAATTAACTGTAGGTCTATTGCTCTGTCTGCTAAAGATTGTCCAAAAAATTTGTGTGGAATTGGAATAGGGCAGACACTATGGAAAGGAACATAATCACACTCCTCACTCATTAATACTTCGTTGCCTGCGTAGCAAACTCTATGAAGCTCTGCTATACCATCGCCATCTAAATCAGTTTTTACATAACACTCAAAGTATTCTACAAGTTCCATAGATTCATCATTAGAGTCATTAGTATTAAAGGGAGCTTCACCTCTGCCGTACCTTGCTACCCTTTCAGGTGTAAAATCTAATGTATCCCCCATAGGTAATGTTTCAACAACTTTTGGGTCATACCCCATTGATATTAAATCTGAACGAGTGACTAAACTTCTTTGTGCTACAAAGTCAGAGTCTTCAATTGTTGTTGCTCTTTTATCTATTAAGAATTCTTCTGGTGCTACATTCTCTATTTTAATTTTAGAATAATCTTCAGTGCGTTTGCATTTTACATTGTAGTAAATATTAATAATAGGCGGTACTTCCATCATCATAGGCAACCCCATCTCATCCATCATAGGCTGACCTGTCATTGGGTCTACTGCTGGTTGTGGTTCTTGTTCTATTACGTCCTCTACTTCTTCTTGCTCAATGACTTCTACTTCCTCGTCTTGCATAATCATTGTTAATTCATCTTCTGTTAAGTTCTGATACTTTTCTTTTGTTGTGTTTTTCTTATCATTCCAATAGGCTTTTACAACACCTACCTTTTGTAACAGTGCATCTTTAAACCAATCGTGCATGATTTCAAAACCATTATTATCTTTGTAGAAAATATGATTTGCATAGGCTGTCATTTGTTCTGCTAGAGCACCATCACCTTCATTAACTGGCTCAAATTCTACTGCTTTATTACTGCTAGTAAAGACTTTCATAATTTGTGGTAATGCACCATCTACCACTTCAGCAACTTCACCTGTTACTATTTGTGAGCGACCTTCTACTTCATTACCATAAGGCTCTCGCAAATAAAACTCTAGTGCTACCTGTCTTTCTCTTGAGGTTTCTGTTTCTATAAAACCTAATGAGTCGTTAATATGCGAATCAATTAGGTTAGCAAGTTCTCTATCATCTCCCTTGCTGTTCATATTTTTTTTATCGTATGCCATTTATACTATCCATGAAGTGTTTGTTTTTAGTGGTTTTGACCATGATTCCATTGGAGACTCATCCATACCAACGGCTAGGTATCTAAACGCATCAGATGCGTGTGATGCCCAGTCATGGAAAGGTCTATCATGAAACACATTTCTTTTTTCATCAAATACTCTACGATAGTTCCGTATTGCATCTAATCCTTGTTTTGTTTTATCTTTATCAAACCAGCATCTAGGTAAGAGTTGCCTTGCTGCGGCAATGCCATCCATGACTGATAACTTGGTTGCAATCGTAATGTTTAAACCTGATTCTTCTAACATTTCTTTTCTTGACTTACCTGTGCCTAATTCTCTTACAGCGACATCATGCGGCAGTATGTGTGTTGCGTACATATAGTCATGCTCTCGTAACCAGTTAACATAGTAATCAAGACCTACACCATGATTCTCTGTAAAATCTATCAATCGTACTTCTTTATTAACTACTTGTGCTACCCATATACTGGTAGAGTCTGACATACCTAAATCCCAGCCTGTGTATGTTCTTGCTAGTTCATCTTTAGGAATATCTATAATTCTTTTTTGTTCTTCTAGGTCGTTAATAATAGATGAGTAATAAGCTCCTTCTACTGGAGCATTAAAACTACATTCAAACTCTTGTTGATACTTGTCGTCACCCATTTCTGCTTTAGCAGCGAGTAGTTCGTCTTTATCTACAATGTCTGTTTCAGATGATTTAAATTCTAATAACTCCCACCCATCTTTATTCTTACCTCTATCTCGTAAGTCTTTAAAGTGATTCTGTCCTTTCGGTGTCCCCATTGCTACGCAGTAGCCAAGTCGGTCTGCTAGTGCAGGTCTGACAATCTCTGTGAATAGTGTAGGATTAATGTTCCCAATTTCATCAAGAACGCACCCGTCTAGGTAGATTCCACGTAGACTGTCAGGGTTATCTGCCCCGTACAAGTTTATCCTTCTGCCCATAAAGTCTACACGCAGTTCAGCAATGTTGGCTTTTACTTCTGGTAAAGGTCTTGTATATTCTAGCAGGTAGTCCCATGCAATTCTTTTAGCTTGATTGTAAGTTGGTGCAACATAAGCAAATCTAGGATTAGGCTTATCACAGTTCAACGCACTATGTATCAATTGATTAATAGCACACACTGTCTTACCCATTCGTCTATGAGCAACCACAACACTGAAACGATGGTCTTTAACCATTTCATGTATTTCTTTTTGTGGAGCTCTGGGCTTATAGCCCGTTGTTACTTGTTTTTGTGCCATCTTATTGTAACTCTCTTGCGAGGTCGTTACCCTATTTAAATTGTTTTAAATATTCTATTGCTCTTTTCATTACCTTTACATTATCTTTAAATTGACCTAATCCCGTATTACAATACTGACATAATAGCTTTCTTACTGTCTTTTTTGTATGACAGTGGTCTACATATAACTTGGTGTCATCATTATGGCTGCCACATAAATGACAACGATGCTTTTGTTTTTCTAGCATGGCATTGTAATCATCTAATGTAATGCCGTATCTATCTTTATAATTCTTGTTGCGTATCTTGTTGGGGTTATTAGCCCTCCAGATTTTACTGGCTATCTTATTCTTTTCTGCTTTACTTAGCACTTCCATCTAGCTCGTGCTGCTTTACCTCTTTCACCTGTCCAGCCCTTGCTTCTAGCACAGAAAGACTTTCTTCTTTTTGCTGCCGTTGAACCTGCTTTAACTTTGCCTGTCACTGGTGCTTTTAACTTGCTGCCAGTTGCACGATTATATTTTGTTCTACCTTTTGCTGTAAGCCCTGCCCCCTGTTTAACAGAACGCTTTTCACCTCTACCTACAGATAGATTTACTTTTTTCTTTGCTACCATTATGCTTTGCTAGATAAGCTCATACACAGTCTCCTATAGACTCAAACCATCTGCGTAATTCTTCTTGTCTTTCTTCTGTTGTTTTTTTCTCATTGGCTTTTTCATTGGTTTCATTACACATTTTCCACTCGTTCACATTTCTGTATGCGTAAACATCCTACATCAATAATGAAATATTCAAAATACTTTTTGTTTTTAGAATCATCCACCTTCATATCTTCATACCACTCAAAACCAAAGTGACATCCTACAATCCAGTACCATGACCACATACTTATACCCTCCGTGATTTACCTAATAAACCTAAAATGTCTCTATGCATTCCTCTACTATAAGTTCCATCTCCCGTTGAAGGCGACATTAAACTGGGGCTAACTATGCCTGATAAATCAGGACCTCCCACCCCATAACCGCTATACATGTCATACTTTGCTTTCATAAGTGAGTCTAATTCTGGTGTCAGTCTTGGGTCATAAGTTTTTGGTTCGTACACTTTATCAAACATAGACTGTACCATAGGTTCGCCCGTATCAGGATTTGTTCCTAATTGATATGCTAAAGGGTCATAGCCGACGTAGTTTTGTGCAGTATATGGCAAATTATAACCCGTTCCCTTTTGGTACTTCCATTCGTATGTTGTCCCTGCAGAGGTTTCTACGGGTTGCCAAGATGCCAGTTTGGGATAAGCATATCCACCCCCAACAGCTCCGTAAAATGCGTCAGCATCAGTTTGCTTTCTTTTATCAAATAGTATCTCTGCATCTCTATGGGATTTTCTAGAAGCTGCTTCACCCTTCTTTCTTTCCATATCTTCATATGCCCGCTGATTATCTCCAGTCATATTGGCTATAAAGTCATAAGTTTCAGGTGCAGACTCTTGGCTATCTATAACAGCTGCTGTGTTTGGTGTTGATTCCATGCTGTATTTTTACTCCGCAAAAAATTTGAGTTTTAGATTTATCATTCTATTCCTGTGACTACTTTGATACTAATAGCACCCCCACCCTCTCCTGTTAATTCTGTGGTATTTTTTTCAGACCACTGTGCTCTTGTCTTTAACCAGAATATCATACTGCTAGTATCGCCCTGCTTTGCTTTCTCAAACAATGTCCCAGCAACTGCTGCGTTAGCTTCTATGCGACCTTTCTCTAGCTCTGGCTTATAATACTTTGTTAGTGTGTCGTCTGATATACCGAGTACTAATGCGATGTCTTCATACCTAGTACCTACTATAGATAAATTATAAATTTGTTTTCGGGTGTCCGCTGTTACAAGGTGTGGCGGTCGTCCTACTTTACGCTTAACTATATTCTTATCTTGATTCATATTATTATTTTTATCTTTGATTATCTTTATTGAACCTGATTCAATTATATTATTATCTTTATTCATATTATTATTATTATCTTTATTCATAGTTATATATTACTTATGTTTATCAGTGTTTAAAATTAATTATTATTTTATTGTATTTATTTATTTACTTATGTTATTGTGTATTCAATGTTAAAACAATTTAACAGTTTATAAACTTTATAAGGATTTAAAATGAAAACTATAACAACATATCCAACGAACCAAATAACAGTTATTGACGCTTATTATAAAGGTGCTAACTCATGGACTTACAGCCATACATTATTAAGTAATAAACAATGTCATCTATCAACCGATGATACATATGAGGACTTATATTTAACACGGGTACTAGAAGATAACCCTAAGCCTTTACAATACTTAAACGATTTTCATTCTGAAATTGACGCTAATATAAGCGAAGATATAAAGCCATTAGCTCATAATTTATAAAAATAATTAATCTTGAATGGCATTTAATAAGTGCCATTTGAAATTAATTTTTAATAACGCTTTATAAATCCTATTAATTATTAATTACTTGATAATAAAGACTTTTTTTATCTTGATTATCATTTTAAATAATGTTAAATTAGCTTTACAATATTAACTTTTTAAGGGGTATAAAAATGAAACTTAATCACCATAAATATAAAAAGAATTATCAAGATTATATTATTAATAATATAGATTCAGATTGTTACGATATAAAAACCGAATCAGATAAAGATAAAATAAACTTCTTTATTGATGTATTTAATAAAGAATATGATTATGAAATTGCTAGAACGGGTAAATATAAAGCATTAGCAAGTTATTTATCAGGTTTACCTAGTGT